CACTATCAGGCAGTCTGACAGCATCAGCGCTGATTCCAAGCGGCAGCTCAGTGCCTGCAAGAGGGCTCTATCTGCCAGCGGCAAACACCGTAGCGCTCGCGACAAACAGCACCGGAAGGTTGTTTGTTAATGCAAGCGGCAACGTAGGAATTGGAACGAGCACTCCTCAAAACAAGTTTGAAGTTATTGGTGATGGCGAACGTATGGTTTGCCGTAATGCAACTAATAGTGGTATAGCACGTATTGAAGCACAAGTACAAGATTATGCTAGTGGGCCTTCATTTATAGGCACCGCAATTGTTCAGAATGGATCGACTGCTTCCGGTACTACCGCTGGATTGTCAAATGGGAACCTTGGCATTCTTCAATTTCAAAATACAAGTGCAGGTGTAGTTGTTACAAACGGTGAGACGCCACTTGTTTTTGCAACTGCAAGTACCGAGCGGATGCGCATCGACGGCTCCGGCCGCGTGGGCATCAACAACACGGCCCCCGGCACGATTCTTGACGTCGGAGATCCAGGTACTGGCCTTCGTTTCTTAAATGGCGCCGGCGGAAACCTTAACATTGGTTTACTTGGTGGCACTAGCTCAGTAAATAGTTATATTTACCAACGCGCTAACGGCCCTTTAATTTTTGGCACTAATAACGCCGAACGCCTCCGCATCGACAGCTCCGGCAGGCTGCTGGTGGGGACGAGTGCGAGTCGCCCAGTCGCCGATGCAAACGTTGCCAGAGTACAGATTGATATAACAGATTATGTTGCATTCTCAGCAACACAAAATTCTAATGACGAAGCTGGACCTGTACTTTGCTTAGGGAAATCAAGGGGCAGCAGTACAGGATCAAACACTTTAGTAAGTAGCGGCGATACCTTAGGACGTATTAGCTTCGGCGGAGCAGACGGAACAGACTTAGCCAGTGTTGCCGCAAGCATTGAAACTCAAGTAGACGGCACCCCCGGCGCCAATGACATGCCAGGCCGCCTAGTGTTCTCCACCACCGCCGATGCTGCGAGCAGCCCAACCGAACGCCTCCGCATCGACAGCTCCGGCAAAGTGGGGATTGGGACTACTTCACCTGGCGAAAAACTACATGTTTTAACAGGTGCAAACAAAGATGTCCGTATCGCTAATGCCTCGCACAATACTTTAACGACCGGATTGTCGTCTGCTATTACTTTCAGTAGGGCTAATGATGGCGTTGGTAATGTAAGCGCTTTGTTTGGGTGGAACAATGGCGGAATTGTGCTTGCCGCAAGAGGGGAAATTGTTTTTGCAAATGGTGGAGCCAGCACATACACAGAAACCGTTGAACGCCTCCGCATCGACAGCTCTGGCCGCGTAGGAATTGGAACAAGCACTCCTCAAAACAGGCTCGAAGTTATTGGTGACGGCGAACGTATGGTTTGCCGTAATGCAACTAATAGTGGTATAGCACGTATTGAAGCACAAGTACAAGATTACGCTAGTGGATCTTCATTTATAGGTACCTCAATCGTTCAGAACGGATCGACCACCGCTAGCACTAACGCTGGACTGTCAAACGCAAATCTTGGCATTCTTAATTTTCAAAATACAAGCGCAGGTTTGGTTACCACAAACGGTGCAGTGCCACTTGTTTTTGCAACTGCAAGTACCGAGCGGATGCGAATTAGCAGTGCTGGCGCTGTAACGCTGGGCGGAATGCCTACCACTTCCCGCACATCCGCATCCGGCGCCCTTACAGCCAAAAAGATAGGACTATACGACCCCTTATCAATCCCTGAAATTGGGTGGTACGGCGACTCCCCTACGCCAGCGTTAAAATTTCTTGCTTGGTGGCATGATAGCACTAACAGGTTAAATATTACAGATGCCGATTCTCTCCAAGGAGTTTACCTATCTCAAGACAGTAACGCATGGGCTGGTTATTCAGACGCAAGGCTGAAGCAAAACATTACTCCCATCATTAAGGCGATAGAGACAGTCAAGGATCTAAAGCCTTGTAATTATGTGTGGAAGTCAAGTCAGATCAATGACGTTGGATTTGTTGCGCAGGAAACAAAAGTTGTATTCCCCTTGGCGGTTGATGGAAATGAGGCAGACTTCTCTGTGGACGAGGAAACCGGACGTGTATATGGCGCAATGGGCATCAAAATGGACAAAATAGTTCCCCTGCTGACCGCTGCTCTGCAGGAAGCCATCGCCAAAATCGAAACCTTGGAAGCCAAGGTCGCCGCACTAGAGGAAAACTGAACAGCACAATTCGCGCTCCAGGCAGCTAAGCTGACTCCTGCGAAGCGCTAAAGGTTGCGCTGTCTCGCCCCCTCACCTACACTGCTAACGATTCACAACCTTCAGATGACCGACAAGAAGCCTGAGCTGCTTGAGCTGATCGAAGCCTATGGCGCTGCCAGGGCAACCGGCAACTCGCTGCTGATTCAGTCCGCGGCCGCCACGCTGGTAAGTTATCTGGAAAACGTGGATATTATTGAGCGCAAACAGCCCGAAGCCGAACAGGAACAGGATCATGAGTAATATCACCTACACCTGGGCGATTGCTCAGCTTGATTGCGCTTCGTCTGAAGACGGCCTGCAAAACGTTGTCAAGACGATCCACTGGCGCTACCAAGGCACCGACGGCACGCACACCGTCGAGTCATATGGCAGCGTGGGCGTCGGCCCGCTTGATCCCGACGACTTCACGCCATACCCCGACCTGACCCAGGAGCGCGTCATCACCTGGCTGGAATCCAGCCTAGACGTTGACGCGTTGCAGGCCGGCCTTGCCGCCCAGATCGCAGCGCTGATCACCCCACCAATCGTCTCGCCTGCTCTCCCGTGGCAGTAAAGGCCAAGACCGGCACCGCCCGCGTCGAGCACCAGCCCGGCAAGCCCAAGCTCACCCGCCAAGGTCAGGGCCAGCACAGCAAACCCAGCCACGGCCGAAAACTGCGCCGCGGCCAAGGTAAGCCGTAGCACGGTGCAGCTGACGGTGCAGGACATCAACGCGGCGTTGATGCGCGTGCGTGTCTCATCCGCCGGCTCAGGCGTGACGAGCGGTTACGTGATGATTAAGGCACACGACTGATGAGCGCTGGTACGCCTTGCTTCATCGACGTTGGAAGCGGCGCGGGCTAGGCTGCTTATGCGACACCTCCACTTATGGCCGCCCCTACTCCCGAGCAAGTAACCGGCATCGTGGCCTCCTTGCTGGCCGGCTCCGAAATCCTCAGCCTGCTGCCTGGCGTCAAGGCCAACGGCTGGGTTCAGCTGATCCTCGCCGCACTGCGCGGCATCGCATCCCGTAAGCACTAAGCCAATGGGCGAGCCATCGCACGGCGAGATCCTCCGCGCCATCGGCGTGCTGGAGGGCCAACTCAAGCAGCTGCTCGACGCCGCCATCGCCGACAAGGGCGAGCGCAGCAGCTTGGGCGTCCGTGTTGGCAAGCTTGAAAACAGAATGGCGCAGGTAATAATCCTCGCCATCGTTGCCGCGATGCTCAGCCCGATCATCTGGACCGAAATTAAAAATGCCTTTGCTTACAGGCAGCTTATGCCCCAACACATGCAACGCCCATGACTTCCGGCCCGTTGCGCCTAATTGACCTATTCAAATTTTATCGCGGCCTTCCCCACCAAATGGCCGCCGTAAGTGAGCTGGAAGCAGCAATCAACAAACGCGCTCCCCACCTCCTGAGCCGAGATCAGAGTTGGTTCAAGACCTGGAGCGTACCCGGCAAGCAGACCGACCTAGCCGACGCAATTTCCTCGATTAAGGAATTTGAAGGCTGCCACCTTAGCGCCTATCCCGATCCGCTAAGCGGTGGCGATCCTTGGACGATTGGTTACGGCACAACGCGCTATGGCGCTGGCGACCCCGTAAAACGCGGCGACAAGATCAACGTAATCGAAGCCGATATGCTTCTCCGCCTTGAGGTGGACCGCATCGCCGAACGTCTCCGCTCCACCATCCCAACCTGGAACGCCTTAGGCGACCCACAACGCTGCGCACTTGTAAGTTTCGCTTACAACTTAGGCGCCGACTTTTACGGTAAGCCTGGGTTCGATACCATCAGCGCAGCGCTGCGCGACAAGGACTTCGCCGCCGTACCAGCGGTATTGCTGCTCTACCGCAACCCTGGTACGAATGTCGAAGCCGGCCTACTGCGCCGCCGTAAGGCCGAAGGGGCACTGTGGCAAAAAGGAAGCCCACAACTGCAACAGCAGGGCATTTTGTTGCGCGTCCCTTACGAGGCGCAGAACGACAACGCCAGCGGCACCGGCTACCGCGAATGCTTCAGCAGCAGCGCTGCCATGGTAAGTCGGTTCTACGGCAAAATTACCAACGATAATGCTTACAATAAGATCCGCGCCCGTTACGGCGACACCACCGATGCACAAGCGCAGATCAAGGCGCTGCAATCGCTGGGGCTCAACGCGCGGCTGCGCACCAACTGTAATCCCGCTGTAATTGACACCGAATTAGAGGCCGGGCGCCCCGTAATGGTGGGATGGCTGCACAAGGGGCCTGCCGGTGCGCCTACCGGCGGTGGCCACTGGTCCGTAATCATCGGAGCAACCAGCGGCGCCTACATCCACAACGATCCGAACGGCGAGGCCGACATGGTGAACGGCGGCTACGTCAACCACACCAAAGGTGCCGGAATCGCCTACAGCCGTAAAAACTGGTTGCGCCGCTGGGAGGTTGATGGCCCCGGCACCGGCTGGGCAATGCTTGTAAGCCACGCCCCTTAGGCTAAGTACACATGGAGCCCAATCTTGTGAACATCACATCTATACGCAAGACACCGGAGCTTCTAGAGCTGCGCATCCCCTACACAACCTTTACCGAAACCGCTAAGTTTTTGCTGCTAAGTGACATCCACTTAGATAACCCAAAGTGTGACCGCAAGCTGCTGGCCAAGCACCTGGATGAGTGCCGAGCGCAGAACGGCCACGTCCTTATGTTCGGAGATGTGCTCTGCCTCATGCAGGGCAAAAAGGACCGCCGAGCCAGCAAAGGTGACATCCGCCCAGAACACCTAGGCGGTAATTACTTTGACCTCGTATTCAGTGAGGCGGCGGAGTTCTTCAAACCGTGGCAAGACATTATCCTTATGGCAGGCGACGGCAACCACGAAACTGCCGTAAGCAACAACCAAGAGATCGACCCCCTGGAAAATGTTGTGCGGCTGATGCGCAACAACGGCAGCAACATCGAACACATGGGCTATCAAGGCTGGCTTAGGTTCAGCTTTACGCAAGACGGCAATAGCAGGACCAGACGCTGCATGTTGTTCTTCCATCACGGCGCATGGGGTGGCATCGTCACCAAAGGCACCATGGGCGGTGGCCGCTATGCCTCGATCGCTCCAGACGCCGACATCCTCGTGAATGGCCACAACCATGAGCGCAGCGTCGTCGCACACTCCTGCTACCGCGTCGATCAGAACGGTCGCGCATGGGTGGAGCAGCGCTGGCACGTCCAGTGCGGCACCTACAAACAGGAGTTCGGAGGAACCGGCGGATGGGCGGTGGAGCGCATCGTCATGCCAAAGTCACTCGGCGGAATCTGGCTTACACTGCGTCCACGCACTCGCGGGGGCGTTGAAATTACCTGCACTCCTACCGTATGAGGCAGTACGTCCTTGAGATCGAGTACACAATCGTCGTCGAAAGCGAAGACGACGATCCTGAAACCGTAAGTGACGACTTCGTTTCCCGTCTCACAGAATTAGCTCCATCAAACGACCATATCTTAGGTCTCTCGGTCAACACCCTACCCATCCCGGAGCTGCGTGGATCATCAGATTGATGGCACATCTCTCGTCCCCAAGCGCTCCGCTAAGCAACGGTTTAGGCAGCAAATTTTTGAGGCATGGCAACATTGCTGCGCCTATTGTGACGCCGCGGCCGACACGCTAGATCACGTCAAACCACGCCATAAAGGTGGCAACACCGTTGTCAGCAACTTAGTTCCTGCGTGTCGTACCTGTAACCGCAGCAAGGGCAGCGAGAACTGGCATGACTGGTTCAGTGCTCAATCGACCTGGACCGCAGCACGCGCAGCAAGGATTCAGGATTGGTTGGACGACTAAGTAGGTGTTGGTAAAACTCAACGGCTTTCCAATCCTCCGCGAAGTTGCGTTCCATCCCGGCATAGCTCACGCGCCACACCGACGCACCAGCGCCTTCTATGTGTTGTAGACGAGGTGAGCCCATTGCCTTAGCATAGGAGCTAAGCCTTCGCGCCCCCGGTGTTTCAATGGCTAATGAAGACGCTGCCTTACCCTCAACACATTGGCTTGTACCCGAACTCGATCTACAAACACAGCTGCGTCAGGAGCTGGACCGCCGCACCGCCGCCAAGTTAAGCCGCGACGAACTTTCAATCCTAGTAGACAAGCTAATTGTTGACTGGTATCACCGCAGTGCGCTCATCGACAACCTCCTAGGGCGCATACGCAGCATGGAGGTTGAGCTAGCACTACTAATGACAGAGCCCGGCCCTGCTGCCCCAACCGAAGAACACTACGAATGGGCCGCCGAACTTCTACGCGATCTAGGCCACTAGGCGCCGCAGCTTAGCGCTAAGTCGCACGGTGTCCGCCACGCTACTTATCGAGCCAAAACGCCACACAATCCTTAGCGTGCTTACCACCGCTGCGCTTGCCCTCTGGGAAGCCCAGGCCGCACGACCCCTCGACGAACTGCCAATGGATGCACTGCTGGCAGCGCGTCTTGCCGTTCGTCGCCACCAGTGCATCGGCGTAGAGCTGCTCGGCCTCCATAAGCGCCTCCTCCAGTTCCGCGCCACGTAACGGCAACTCCAGCACGCCCTGCTTCGTCTTAAGTCGTAGCATCCACCCCTCAGCCTGGGGGATCAGCACCATCCTGCCCGAGTGGTATCTGAGAGACGGCATGAAGCAGCTGCTCTAATGTTCCATCGTTCTCAATATAACGCGCAAAATGGGGCCAATCATCTAGGCTTCCCTCCGAGGCGTGCGTGTGCGTATTAACCATCCCTTTACGAGTAATCTTCCACATCTCACCACCTAAGCTGCGGATCAGCTCTGCTTCGTTCTCAAACCTTACGTCATCCACAACAACGTACTCGTGGCGCTTAATGCGTGCTTGCCATACACGCAGCCACACATCAGGCGCTATGCAAGTTCTTCCCCATTCCGTGCCCAAGGTCTGCAATATGTGGCGCGTACTAACACCTAAGTGGTCGAGCACAAGCTCCTTGTCGGAATAAAGCCGCTGCGCAGCCTGTTCCGGCGTATAGCCAATACTTACAAGCAACGGAAACACCATTTCCTTCAATGGTTCTGCGAAGGGCACCCGCACATACACGCTGCGTTCCAGCGCATGACTAATTACCGTCTTGCCGCTACGAGGCGCAGGAGAATAAAGCCCAATAAGCTTAGTCATATAAATCTTGCGGAGGTCAAACGCAGACGCATTTTAAGATGTGCAGCCTCGATGCGCTGCCTAATGCGTTCTCTCGACACATTATCCTCGGCTGCGATACTCGACAGCGACATCGGTTCGTCGCCATTAAGTCCATATCTGCGCTGGATCGTAAGCAGTTCACATTCGGTTAGGCAAGCAAGGGCGATCTGGAACATTGCACTTTTCTCGTCCTTCTCCATGCAATCGTTCTGCCTATCCATTGAGTCGGTGTCAGGGATAAGCTCCAGGATTGGGCTGCCCGTCTCGCTCACCAGGGCGTCGAGACTGCGATGCCAAGCATTCCGGGCCAGCAGCGTCTGCATGTGCTCGATCCTGACATCAGCTTCCTCCGCCATTTGCGCAACAGACGGCATCTTTCCGTGCTCTTGTAGATGCGCCTTCTGAAAGCGCACCACCTTATACACCTTGTCGAGCCCGTGCTGCGGCACACGGATAAGCCGCTCCTTAGAGTCAATTCCCCGCGTAATTGCCTGCCTCACCCACCAATAGGCGTAAGTGGAGAACTTGTAACCTTTGCTGCTGTCATATAGTTCGACGGCGCGTGTAAGCCCAAACGCACCTTCCTGCACTAAGTCCATAAGTTCCATGCCACT